TAATGACGAAGAGATTGACCAATCCATCCCCTTCTAGAGTCTCTAGGCTCCAAAGCCTAAACCCTCGGATAAACCCTAAGATTGAGATGAATCTAGGGTTTTCCTTGGGGTTTATTTTAAAGTAAAATAATTTATGGAAAAAACAGAGAAATACATCGACAACCTAAAGCAAAAAATCACCGTCCATTACTTCAACGATATGGCTCAGTATGAATACGAAGCCAAGAAAGTGAAGCACGTTGTCTCTAAGAAGAGTTTGCAGCAGAAAATGGATAGAGAGCAATGGAGGCAAGTAGCATGAATGAGGCAGAGCTAAGGAATAAAACCACAATCATAATTAAAGATGCTTTTGGAGAAGCTACAATTACTAGAGAAGCTCCTAATTTAGAAGACATGCTTTCAATGATTGAAAATTGTTTAAGAGCTTCTGGGTTTAGTTTTAAAGGTAATTTAACAATTGACGAGGGCGATGATGAATAAAAAACTAGCGGCTTGGCAAAAAGCAACTAACGCTTTAGCGCAAGAGTTCTGCAATAAATATTTTGACGGAACTAAGGATTGGCGTTGGATTGGTGAAGATATTGGGGGAAATTTCGAGGTAGGAGATTACTTCTTTGGGTTAAGTAGAATTGTGGAAGCATTAGAAATAAATTGCTCTCACGAGCTTCTAATCCAATTCTATGATTACGAAATGGAGTGCTACTACGACAAGAGCTTGCCAAGGTATAATTTCAAAACTTGGGTAAAATATTTTGCGGGGTTTAATGGCAAAGAATAAATATCCTTTCGAGTTATTTGGATCGGTAGTTAATTTATGTAGGGTTGATGAAAATTTATCTCTTCGTCAAGCGGCTAAAAAATTAGGAATATCTGCAACATATCTTTGTTTACTTGAAAACGGAGAAATAAAGCCGTCTTTAAAAATAATAAACATGGTTTGCAACTCGTACAATATACCTAATGAGTTTGATAGTTTTTGCGCTTTGGCAAGAATACTTCCGCCAGATGTAGAGAAAATTATTTTTAACCAACCTCATAAATATTTTAAAAAGATTCGACAGTTAGCGGAGCCAATTTGCAAGAAGTAATCATTGAAAACATTGTTAAAATCTCCACCAACGCTATTTATGCAGGGACTCACTGGACTAAACGCAAGAAATTAAAAGACAGTTACCTTTGGCTTACTAAGGGGCCTTTTAAGCTATTAAAACCAGCAGAGAGCAAGGTTGATATTGACTTTACCTTCTTCTGGTCAGGGCGTGCGCTTGATAGTTCTAACGTCTCGTTTCTAGTTAAAATGCTTGAGGATTGTTTGGTTGAATACGGAGTTATAAAAGACGACACGATCAAGCATGTCGGCAGAGTGTCAATGGAATCGAAGAAAAGTAAAAGTGGTAGTCGTGGGGATTATTGCGTAATTAATATTTTTAATTCAGATGAAATCAGTTAAATTCACCATCTACTACCTACAAGAACTTATCCTACAATGTGCATACAAAGTAAAACTTATGCTGCAAAAAGTATGTTGTGGATTTAACGAGCAAGAAATCAATCAGCTCAACGGAACTATGATTGACTTGATCTTACCACGTCTTAAAGCTTTCCAAAAGGATGAGCAGATTGGTAAGAAACTATCTAAAGAAATTGATGCGATGATTTGGAGTTTGGAAAATCTATTCGCTCCTGAAAGTTTTGTCACAAAAGAGGGAATTGATAAAGTTAAATTTACTAAGCATCAGAAAAAGCTTGCGAAGGGTTTAGCTTTATTTGGCGCGACTTGGTGGCTTTTAGAAAAATAATAATTTAGGCTATTGCATATTATAAAAGGTGTGTTTAAGGTGTGTTTAACAATTAATTCTAAAAAAATGAAAGTAGAAAGAAAAAAAGGAGTTAGACGAAACATTTATCTAACTGAAAACCAGAATGAGAAATTACTAGTTTTATCAAAAAAAGCTGGGTTGTCAGTTTCTAGTTTTATTAGGCTGTCAATGATGAAACTGTTAGCAAAAAAGAATACCTTATAGCCTTGATATTCTGAGCGTTATGCTTGGGATAAAAATTCGTAAGGGAGATTTGTAGGCTATGAGGGAAGGCCCCACAAGTTAAATTTATAATTTTAATATTCTAAATTTGCAGGGCTTGTGGGGTTAATATTCTCCAATGGCTCCGTGGGCATTTTATTAACTAAAGAATATTATTTTTCTCACGGGGCTTTTAGAGGGTGTTAATTAACAAATGAGGGGGGGGTAATGGACAAAACCTTTTACGAAGAACTAGCCTTGCTATTGGAAAAGCACATTCCAAGCCAACACTCTGGTTGCTTAGAGTTAAGGGTGTTATTTTACAAGAAAGAGGCCGAAGAAGGTGGAGATTGCGAAGGATGCTATTAATTTTATAACTGATAGAGAGGAGTCGGAATTGGTAAGAGATGCTAAATCTGCTATTATAATTTGTGAAGAAGCTATGGATAAACTCAACAAACAAGGAGAAGCACATGACAAATAAAATACCAGTAGTGGGAAAGAGATATAAACTCAGAAATCAATTTGGAAGAGGCAACGGCGAAATAGTGATGGTTGTTAGCGTAGAAAAGGATTTCTCATGTAAAATTTACCATGAGAAGAGCGATAGAGTTTGGGACGAACCATTGCCTCTAGCATCTTTTTGTAATATTTGTGAAGAACTCCCAGACTCTAACTCACAGAAGCCAGAGGAAGTGCAAGTAAACAAAACCCCCAATCCAGTTGACCTTGAGAAGAAGGAAGTCAACGAAGTTGAGAGGGCTTTGGAGGAATTGAAATCTGAATTAAAAGATTGGTTTGAAGGTTTCCCTGATTTTTTCTTATCAAAGCCTGAGTGTAATCACACATGGGCGGGGAAAAGAATAGGAGACACTTGCGATGATTGTGATGATAAATTCTTTTCTAAGGTGCGACCTTTTTGCCAAAATGGCGTTTATTATACTTTGCGAAAAGCACAAAGTTTGATTGACGCTTTAGACGCTGAGTATATGTCGAAACCCGAGCCTAAAATCGACATAAAAGAAGAACGTGTCGATCCAAGAAGTATTTGGAAAGATGTTAGTGAGTTGCCGGAGGGTTTAGTGGATGAGGGAATTGTAGAATGGAAAAGAGGCGGTTATTCATTAGGGATGACCGCTCATGGAAGATTTCTTGCTTCTGCAGGAAACGTTGTTTCATCGGGTGAAAGTGTAGCAAAGTTTACTTCTCTGGCCGACTTCATCAACTCCTTCGAGCAAATGCAAAAGGATATTGAGGAGCTTAAGAGAAAATGACACAAAAAGAGAAGATAAAAGAACTGGAAGCTAAATGCAGTGCTTTAATTATTATGATAATTTCTACTCTTGCAGCCTTAGTAGTTATAATTAATCACGCTAGCTAAAAGGAGTTAAAGTTTTAGCCAACTCAGCTTGCAATATAAAGGGGCTAGGGCTTAATATTTCATCTTGAAAATTATTTTGCCTCGCTAAATTTATTTGATCTGCTTGTAAATCCAATATCCAGCAACTCCAAAAACAGCCACGATTCCAACCTGAGCAACGATCTCAATAACAAATTGTAGGGAGTTTTTGAAGAAATAGACCAACAGAACTACGATAAGCAGTGCAAAATACTTCCATGTTTTCTCTAAACCGAGCCTAACCCAGTTTTCAGAGGCAACAGGTGCATCTTTTAGGGCTTCAGCTAACGTTGGCTTAAAGATTAAATCAACAAGGCTTGGCAAGCGAGTTTTATTGATGAAATTTTTAAAGATTTCTTTTGTTTGGTTTAGAATTGTGATGAAGGCAGTTTTTATAGTTTCCATAATATTTAGGCTTTGCACAGAGTTTGCTCTGAGGTAATTAATAAAGTAAATTCTTTAGGCATAGCAGCTTTGAACTTAGCAAAAGCATCTTTAGACTGAGATGCTAGCCATTTTTGCTCTGGCGCAACTTTACCTTCTTTTTTCGGATCCATGTTTTGAATAGATGACGCGGTAGCAACGCAACCCAGAATCTGAGAAACATAATTAGCTGAATGGAAAAGGATGGCACTGCGATTAGGAACGCCTGTAATTTCCCATGTGTCGGGATATTTTGCGCTTGAGTATTTTTTACATTTGTAAATCCCCTCTGGGATGCAGGAGCTTTCATTTTGTTTCGTATTCGGGTTGTCTTTTTGGTTGTTTAAGTTGGGGCGCTCAAGGGTCTTACAAACTTCTTTCCCTTCTTTTAAAATGCGTCCAACTGTCGCTTCTGGGTGATAGTCTGTTCTGATTAATTCGATTTGCAAGTGTCTCTCCAAATATCGTTATGGTTGACAATCTTCTCAATAAACTCTTTTGAGACAGTTGATTGTTTTAATGCAGCTTTATCCTCTAGGTTAGCAGTAATAGGGCTAGCAATAACGCAATAATCGTGAACATAAATAGTTTTTGATTTACAACTTGTCAATGAGCGCGTCCCGCTCAATAGCAGCATTATTTTTAGCAATAATCTTAGACTTTTTAACGGTTTGGATTGTCTCATGTTGGGCCTCAATTTTCTCATCTTTATTTTTTATTTCTTCTTTTTGTTGGCCCGTTAGCTCCGCTTTTTCCAGCGTCTTCTGATAGACTAGATAAATCTTCAAGCTCAGACTCAAAATTAACAGAATTGCCGCCGTCCACAATATCAGTTTTTTTTGCATTATCATTTCTTTTTTCAAATAAACCCGCCCCAAGCAGTGCTGCGGAGTAACTCCCCAATAAGAAGAGAATATCTTTGTAAGTATCTTCGTCATGCCTGAAAACATAACACCCAAACGCGCAAAGAGCTACGAAAATATTACCTGACTCGACCCCCATCAATCTTTTAGATGAAAAGCTAGTAGAGCTTTGAAGGAATTTTAAAAGCAGGTTCATTTCAAAGCCTCGATTACAGTGACCAGTTCGGGAGCGCAAAATTTAAGCACTAACAATACTGTTGAAACTAAAGTGATAACGCCTAAGAAAGTAAATGTCAAGAAGACTGCTATTTTGCCGCGCATTGGGTGACGGTTAAGAAATTCAATCAAAAGTTTTAGAACTTCTAAAATGAATTCGCTTCTACTTTTTTTCATGCTCCGAAATTCTCTCGAGTTGTTCTAGCACTTGAAGAAGAACCCCATCCTGCTCTTCTTTTCGGCCATGAGTTGCTAAGTGAATCTTTTGAATTTTGCAGTCTAATTTACTAAATTTCTGGTCAATTTCTTCTTTTAAGACTTCGATTTGGGCAAGCTGCATTGTGTTTACTCTTTTCCAAAAATTGGCAATTTCACGCGTTGAAAACCAACTGACAAATTTTAAAATCGACATCCCGCAAGCAAGGATAAATGCCCAGAGGCCAAAAGATACGTCATGCCATGAAATTAAATCTTTGTCCATCTTACGCTCCTAAAAAATAAGCTAGACTGCCCCAGAGAACAGCGCCGAAAACATACTCACCGATTTGCCAACCATTGCCTCTTATCATAAAAGGTATTCTTTGGCATATTTCCATTGAAATTAGGTAGCAGGATCCCATTAAAAGCCCAACTGGCGCAATTAAGAATCCCGCAGAGGGGGTATTAATGCCTATTGATTCTAAAATAACGAGAGAGGATGAAATGCAGATCGTCCACATGAATCCACGAACCGATAAGGCTGCCCACCCAGCTAGAACAGGTTTTTTAATTAGGTAAAAGAAAACATTATCTGCAATTGGTGCGTCAGTGCGGTCAAAATCAACTTTACCGTCAATCATTGCATTAATGTATGCTCCCCAGCCCCAAGAAGAGCCTCCCAACATTCCAGCATAAAGCAAGGCAAAGCAGAAGAGGCTTTGGGCTATATTTATTAGACCGAAGAAAGGCGTGAAAACAATGGCAAACATAAAGCAATTGAAATGCTTTGCAGAAGGTTTCCAGAAATCCTCAGATATGACAATTGCAGCAACTGGCTCGTAACCATCTTTGATTAAGTATTTATAATAAAGATCCGCGATTAAGCCCCCACGGATCTTATTAATTAGCGCACCTAAGCAGGCTATTGCGAGGATAAGCATAATTAATCAACGTAAACTTGAGTTATGTCGTAGTTCTGCACCTGTTCGATGGTGGTCAGTTCATCAATTGCGGCTCTTCGCATGTCGCATAGAACATACTCTTGATTTTTTCTCTGGCGATAGTGGTTAGCCAGAGAAAGAATCTCGCTTTTGGTGAATCTGAGAAGAATTTTTTTATCTTGTAGCACAACCTTTCCATCCACCTGTTCGCCTATGTAACATCCCCAGCGAATAGTTTCATCTTCGGACATTGATTGCCCAGATTCAAAAAGATCTTTTTCTGGAGCTGTCTCTGCGTAATAGTTAATTCCATCCTCTGTTCTAGCTAGTAGAGGTTTCCAAATATTAAGTTGGCGCAAGCCTCTCACCTCTTCTTTTTTGAGACTTCTTGCAATTATGAAATCGACCTCGGCGGATAAAGTCAAAATCTCTTCTAGCGTTGGAGCTGGAATAGCATTCTCTGGATACCACACAAGCGAAGGATAAGAAGAGGTGATAAGTTGTTCTGCGCTAGGATTTACGACTGGAATAAGGATGTCGGGATTTTCTGCGTCTACAACTGTAGGAATGATTTCGTCAACCGTGAATTTGTAATTGCCAAATTTGATGCCTAAGATTTCTTGAATATGTGCCATAACTATTATTTAATTTGATATTTAAATTTTATCTTGCTCTCCGCGCTCTGATAGCACCATAACCGCCTAATGTGCTGACGCCAAAAGTTGTAAGGCCTACAAGATAAACGGTGGTAGTTGAGGCTAAACTAAATCGAACGACAGGACTTGAGATAGTCGTTTGATTTGCGCCAAGTACTGTGCCAGTGGAACTCCAAACGTGCGTGGCCGAGTTGGCAATAGAAGGGGCTATCGAAGCACTAACGGTCGATGGTCCAACCTGAGCTTTAGTGAGTGTTGTGGTGGCCGCTGGGTCAAGAGCGAGATGAGCTTGAACATCCCAGTCGCCAGCTGTCAAAGAAACGGTTGTAATGTTTGCGCCAGCACCACTTGTTAAAGAAACTTTTGAACCAATAGCTACTACCGAAGAAATAACCTCCCCGATCTGGCCAGCTGAGGCACTGTCGTTGGTTGTAGTTCCTATTTTTAGTGTAGCTTTGAGATTAGCCCAAGTCAGCTTCTTCATCACATTCGAAGCGGCGCTATCCACGATGTTGAACGTGTCAGCATCAACAGGGGGAGTTTTATTAGTTAGGGCAGCTGAGAAAGCTCCGAAGTTAGTAGATGTTAGAATATCCGCGCTCCAAACGCCAGCACCAGCCGAGGCAGTGATTAAATTGAACGAAGCAGTAAAGCCCGGCAAAACAGTTGCAGCTAAGGATCCTCCATTAAAATTCACCGTTACAGTTCCAGTTGAGCTATTTGCTATCGCCCAATAATCACCAACAACAAGAGTATTGGCATTTGGCAATACTACTGTTTGTGTAGTTGAGCCAGTGAACCTCTGGAATCTATTAGAGGACTCGGTAAGAGTGGTAGTTCCTGCTGCCGTTGCGGTGGTGGTCGCTCCCGAAAAAACCGCTCCTGTTATAGTATCATTTGTGATTTTCATGATTTTTAATTCAAATATTTATCTTCCGAAAGTTTCTAAAAAAAGTGACCAATTGATGTTGGTTGCAGCAATACCAGTGATATAGAATTGTAATGTTGCACCGCTAGCGACAAAAGTGACGTCCACACCTGCGACATTGACCTTGGAAGCTAGATCTACTGTTGAAACTAAACTTACAGTTCCTGAGATATTTTTAACGCCACCAAAAAAGTTAAAAAAAGAAGAATCCCCAACAGATCCACCGGCGCCCGACCTTCTTGCCCTAACCAATCCTCTGATCGCGTAGGATTGATTGGTTGGTACGGTAAGAGTGTAGATTAGAGTTGGAGTGGCATCCATTGTAAAGGTGTAGTCAACAATCACTGAATTATAGGCTCCGCCGTTAGCGCCGCCGTTTAAAGTTTGAATAACTACACTATCAGTACCCATAGTAGTAGTGGTGGTGGTAAATGTTGGCGAGTCTAATGGAGCTTTTAGGGCTAAATCGGTATCATCGGCGATAGTCCCATTACGATCTTGGAAAGTGTAGGTTCTGGCAGCAGTATTACTGTTGGTGAAAAAGCTGGTGAAAGTGTTTAGTGCGTTTTTGAAGTTGATTTTGAAAAGCGTCAAGCCCACATAGCCGCCGCTAGCGTCTTTGTTTGCTACATCTTCCGCTCCTATTTCTGTTGTTGTAGGCTCTACACCCGATAAACCTTTATATTTATTTGATAATCCACCCATATTAAGTAAATGTTTTTAATAGCAATAATTTTACATTTACTCATTGTAATAAATCTTGCCGTGTTAATAAAAAAGATCAAGTGTTATTTTAATTCTTGATACATGCTCTGAAAAAAATTATTCCAGTTTCTACCGAGTTTTTCTTGCGCTGAAGGTAAACCAAAAGTTGCCCCAGTTGAAGAATAGCTTTTTTCAAAAAACGAATACCATGTTCTATTAATTTCTCCCTCACTATTTACCAGTGGCTCCTGAATATTTGGAACGCCAATATCAATAGTTAGGTCAGTTTTAATGGTTGCTTTTATTTGTTGAAAAAAAGTATTCCATTCGGGTTTAGTTATTCCGTTTTCTTCTGTTATTGGTTGTTGAATATTTGGCAGATTAATCATCTTCCGTTTCCACTTCTACAAATGCCCCCACAACATGAAATTTAGTTGGTTCGCTGTAATTAAGTTTGGCAATAAAAGAACGAGCTTTGCCGCCAATCTTAGTCCAGAATAATTCAGTTAAAAAAGATCCTTCAGCTCCGATTGGTTGCCATAATTCGTCAGTGTAAGTTTTTCCACCATTATCAGAGAACCTTCCAACTATTTGAGGATCAGACCCTTGACCAGTGGCAATACCAACCCCAGTGTCCATCATAAGCACAAACTTATTTAAAGTAATCCGTGCAAAGTTTTTAAACATAGTTGTGCCAATAATTTCTCTTTTAATTACCGTGCCATTTTCTGTGTAAACATCTGGATCTAGTTCGTAGATAATGCCAGTTTGGAAATCTCCAACTAAGTTTTTGCCTGCAAAATAAGCGTGGCAATTAGCTCGCCATCTTCCATCTCTGTTTTGATTATCAAGGCTTTCTCTTTCGTGCCAAAGCTCAGTTGTGATGTCATATTCCCAAGTTTTATTTTCAGTCGGGAAGCTTAGGCAATATTGCTTATGTCCATCCTGAACATAGGTAAAACCAATGGCGTCATTTATGATTTCGTATTTCTCTATTTCTTGAGAGATTGGAAAGGTTGAGATTGGTTTTAATTGGTAGCCGATTGTCTGATAAACGATTCTGTCATTTCCTAAAAAGAAAAAGGAGTTATCTAGGGTAGCAACTGAGTATTTTGAGGCACAGCCCTTCTCGATATAAACCCCTTCTTTTCTTTGAAAGAGTGGGCTACCAGTTCCAGTATTGTAGTAAACTTGAATGATGTCTTCTTTGAAAAACCAAAGCTCTAGGTTGTTTTGATAAACTCTAATAATCTTAGAAGAGTTAGCCTCAACAGTCGCTGTATTTAGAGCGTTCCAAGATTCAGTTGTATTAACATTTGACCACTGAAACTCATTACTATCTATTAAGGCAGAAACAGTAAAGCCATCTAAAGTGGTAATTGATCCTGAATCATTAAAATCACCATCTGTAATTTGAGTTAGAGAACTTGCTGTTGCTGTGCAATAGTATGTAGTTCCATCTGGTAATTCGATAGTGACCTGTGTGCCGTTGTCAGTCATAATTACGCGGCCAATCTCAGAAGTTATTTCTCCTAGAAGAGTCTGTGTTTTACTTGAGTCTATTTTGTAAACTTTATTACCAACTACTACAAATAAGTTTTCGCCCATAACTCTCATGCCGTAAACAGGCAAGGAAACCGAAGTATCTTTCCAGACAGTCAGCCCAGCGGTTCCTAAAACCATATTTGGAAAAGAGCTAGTCTGCGGAGTAATTTCAGCATAGCAATTAACTAACCTTTCAGCAGAAACTAAGCCACTTTTTGCTTTGTATGAGTTAACGCCGAAATGAATTTGCTGCAACATTATTGATACAAATTATAGGTTGGCACGAAATAAATAGACTCTTCGCGATCATATCCTTTTAGATTTCTCAACATTTCGTCAGCAGTTCTTTTGATTAATTCTGCTTTTGTTTTGTCAATTCCATAATCATAACAAAGACGAGAAGCTAAACCGAAAGCTAAAGTTTCAGCCCATTCAATCGGAAAATCAATGCTATCAGTTCCAGAGGAGAAATCAAAAAACATTTTTTGAAATGTGAATTTAATTGTATTTGTTGCATCATCTGGAGCTTGGTATAAATAAAGCGTTCCGTAAGTTAACTGCTTGTCATAATAATATTGAGTAGGCTGGCCAGTATTTGTTTTTTGCGCTAAGTTGAAGTAATCACTTCTTGCCATCTCGGTCATTGGTGTGTCGTAATCAGAAGAATCTCTCCTGCGACAAGAACTTATTGCCTCTGGTCGATTAATCTTGGTTTGATATACGTAAACAGTTGCTGAACTTGAAACGTCATCTGTTAGGGCGGCGGTTAAAGTTATAGTTGTGCCTACGATGTTAGAAATGGTTGTCCAAAATAAATCGCCGTCATCTTGCATGATTCCAATATTGTATCCAATAACAAATCCTGTCGCGCTTGTCACTACAATAGAAGAAGCTCCACTTACCGCTGCTGCACTAGCAGTGGTTTCGACAAAAGATTCTGAGGCGTTAGCTGTTGAGCCATTTAGGGTGTAGCTTTCTTGCCCTACGGTTAAAAACAAAGTTCCTTCTGCGTATTTCCAAAGGTAAACCCCTTCGCTTTTAAGACCCTTAACAAACAAATTGAGAGCATCAGAAGCTTCGTTTACTTCTTCAGAGGTTAAAGCCCTGCCTCGTGTTTTTACACCAAGAATTGATAAGCTTCTGTTAATAATATCGTTTCTTGTTTGTGAGAATGTATTGGTTCCTGAAACGGCCATTTTAATTAGAAATTAGTGTTAATGTTGCTTAATTCTTCAATGGTAGTGCAAGCTTCAATATCAATTTGTAGACTTCTTGCTAAAACTCTTTTTTCAGCAATACCTTCTTTTAATGCCTCGCCAGAGGTTGGATCGGAAAGGCGAATCACTTGCCAGTCGGTGCTTCCTAAATATGTCTGACATTGAGAAATCTTATCTTTTTTAGATTCTTCTAAATTCTCTAAATCCGACCAAGCCAAAACATTGCCTAATTCTAGCCACTCATCTAATTCTACACATAAAGAATTAGATGGATCATTTCCTATGAAATTTCCACAAAATTCTTCATTAAGAAATTTGTCAAAAGTGCCATTTGTTCTTTTTTTAAAAACTATCATAAAATTATTTAATATTTTTTGATAAAGACCGAAGCATATCTTTCTACTTCTCCAGTATTAAAAGCTTTTCCCAATCCATCAGTAGCTTGAGAAAGCTCGGTATAATAATTTAAGGCAAATGTTTTGTTAGCAGTAATCGTAAACACAGTGGGCGGAATGTGAGCTATTAACTGAGTGCCTCCCGCTGCTACGTCACTTCTTACTGAAAGACCCACGGCAACCGTTGCCCCATCGGCAGTGTTATAAATTCTTCCAGCGCAACTTTTTTGCGTGTTGGATCCGCACCAGAATACTTGCATTGCGCTTATTTCGTAAGTGCCTGCAGCCAGAGTCATAACATTACCTGAAAGCGAAACAATGTTATTAGTATCAAAGACTTCTGTATTTAAAGCTCTAGTCTGCCAAGAGCCACTGGTTGAACCGCCGCCTGCCGTGCCTGCCGTAACTTGATATGTTATTAAAGCTGTGCCAGCTCCACCATTTCTACATAATTCTTTCCAAGTTGCACTTGTAGAATCGTATCGCAAAACAATAGAATTTTCCAAGCTATTTGGGGAGAAATTTAGGTTATTATTTAAAGCTAAATTTCCTGTGCCGTCTTTAAATGTCACTACTCTTGAAGCGTTTACCAATGAGCAAATAATTATTTGTCCATCTTGTCCGCCATTTATTGTGTCTAAATCATCGGTGGCAGCAGCTCCCTCAGTATTTAATACATAAGAACTAGAATTGTTAGTTAAAGTTATAACTCCAGCCGCCACTGTTAAAGAGGTTGCAGTTCCAGACAGCATTGGTAATGAGTTTGGATTCAAACAAACAACATCAACGCCATCATTTATGCAAAAATATCTTTGACTTGCTCTTAGGTCATTAGCCTTCATCACAACCTTAGTGCCTTGCTGCGTATATTTTTTCCAGTTTAAAGCAGAAAGTCCGTCAATTGCTAAAGTTGGGGCATCTCCACAATCAACATGGACTTGCACAACAAAGGTTTGGGTGTTAGCATATGCGCTAATTGTTGGGTTAGCAATCAAAGTAAAAGCTGTTGATGTGCCAGCAGTTAAGCCCCAATAAGAAGTTGGGCGAACATCAAAATCATTAAGAGAAACGGCGGCATCGGTTGCCCCAACTGGATCAACTGTTTCAATAGTATTGTTAGAAGAATCTTTAACAATAAGTTTTAATTGAGATAAATCAGAATACCAAATCTCAGGAAAGCGACCATTGGCGTCAGATAAAACTGGGTTAGTATTTGCAACAGTTAATCCAATATTTTGATAAGTTGTAACAGGTGTTGTTGTCCCAGTCTGGTAAAAATAATATTTATAACCAACGCCAACCGCTCCAGCATTAGTAAATATTCTTGCCACTGGTTCATAAAATCTTTGTGCCATAGTTAGTCTCTGTAAAAGCGTTGTTTAATTTTTTTAGATTCTTCGTCAATATTAATTCCATCCATTAGAAGTGGCTCTTTTTCTTTCTGACTCATTAATTGAGAGCGGATTTCATCTTCACTCATATTCGGCTGAGACGCTTCAGAATCATTAATCCCAAAAGCAGATAAAAACTCTAAGGCATCTTCTCTGATTTCAGGATTTGCAGCAGTGATCGCGGAAAGTCTGTTTAAATGCCTTGGTAGCTCTTTTGGGGTAGATTGAGAGGTAATAGCTAACCAGTTGATAAACTTAGGGTTTGTCATTAGATTGGCTGAAATTCTCGCTGCTCCCAAGGCAGGAATCAATCCTGCGCCGCCAGTTGAAACGCCGACACTTGTCAATCCAATTGCTTGCATTAGTTGCTTTTGTTGTCCTGCTTGCTCAGTGTTTTTAGTTAGCTCAACAGCTTTGTTTAAGCGATTAAAGGCAGTCACTTGCTCAGGGGTAAAGATAGCTTTTTCTGTGCCGTTCTTTTTAAGAGCAGAATATTCAGCCATGAACTTTTGAGGGCTAAATACGTTCGCTTCGGCAGATTGCGCGCCTTTTTGAGCCAAGCCTAAATCACGAATTAAAGTGCCTCTGATAAATTCTTTTTGATTATCATTTAAAGAGCGCATGATTTGACCAACTCTTGTGCCGCCAAGTCTAGCTTGGGAGGTTGCGTATTTATAAACTTCTTCGGGAGTTCCCTTATCTAACAAGGGCTGGATGTTATCTTTAATGAAGTTGGTTCTTAAGCGGTGAGAAGTGTTGGCTTTTTCCCAAGCTTGCAGAGCGCTTTGTTTGCCAATTTTATCTAAATCAGAGCGTTGAATATTTGTTTTAATATCGTTAGTAAGTCCGCCATAAATCTTATTCAAAGCAGCTCTTTCTTGTGGCTCTAATTTACCTTGTAAGGCTGTGCCAACTTCGCTTCTTAAAGCTGTCAAACTATCATAAGGAATTTGTTTGCCTTGTGATAATTGATTTTGGGCGTCAGTGATAAATTTGTTATATCCAGCAACCTTTCCACCACTTACGGCACTAGTGATTTGCACTTTACGGTCTTGTAAGGCTTTAAAAGTGTTATCCATTGAAATAGGACTATCGGCAGGAATAAACTCATCCACTTTACCGTAAAGCTGCTTGTCTCTTAACTTAGATTTCTCGATGATATTTTCTGCACCTTTTACAATTTCTTTACCAGCTTGGTTATAAGATCCGCCTTGAGACTTAGAAACATTCTGAATCTGACCAGAAATATCATTAACTTGCTTCTGCAAAGCTTCCGTAATAGGCTTGCCAGCTAAAGGCACGTCTTTGATAAAGTTTTGTAAGCCAGCAGAGTTTGAAACGTCAGCAAGAGTTGGTTCAATTCCTAAGTCTTGAAATGTTTTTACTGCTTCTGGTTTTATGCCAGTTGCTTTTTGTAAGCCTTTTTTAACCATTCCAGTCATAGCAGGAATTGCTTGTTGAGCAGCGGGAATTGCTTGCTGAACTGCTCCACCTAATACACCGCCAACAGCCGTACCAGTTGCAACGTCTTTTAGAGTTTGTGGAATGTTCGTTAAATCTTCAGTTTCGCCTAAAGCACTTGTGCCACCTAAAGCAGCGCTACCTTTTACAGCAGCTCCAAATCCTTGCTCAGCTAATCCAGCCGCTCCTAATGCTTTCCCAGCAACGCCAACGTCAGAAAACATTTGCCCAGCAAAGGAAGTTAAAGGGCGGTCTTGTCTTGCTTTATCTAGTTTAGCTCTTTCAGAAGTTCTTGCTTCTCTGTAAAGGTCGCCAATATCAATATTTTGAGTAGCAGCACCACCAAATAATTTAGCAACGCCAGCAGCAATACCTGCTTTGATTTCATCGCCGAATCCTAGTGGGTTGGTCGCAGTTGTGAAGGCGGCTTCGCCCATTGACATTTTAGGGGTTAGCCATTCTTCATCACCAGAAAGCATACCAGAACCTATAAGCTTCTGTTCAATTTGTTGTTTAGATATTCCTTCTGGAATGTTCTTTACAATTCTTCCATCAGGAAGTCTTAGATCTGGCATTATAAAGACCCCCAATCAATTATATTACTTTCGCTTTCAGGTGCTGCATTCTGCATTTGAATACGCTGGCCATTATATCCAACACCGCTTTTCATTCTTTCTAAACCAAGTTTCATTACTCTTTGGTATTCTCTAGCGGCTTTTTTAAATTCTGCCTCACTAGTAGAAATACTCATTGATGAAGCAGCATTTGTTGCAGTTGTGCCTTCTAAGTTTGATAAAGCACCAAAGCCTTGTAATTGACCTATTGATTCCAAGAACTGCTTACCTTTCAATTGGTCATATTTAGCCATAAAGCCAGAAGCATCTGTTCCCGGAATGAATCTATCAACTAAAGTAATATTAGTGCCCACGGAAGCTTTAAAGCCCGGATGCTTCAATAAATCATCAACTAATTTAACAGTAGTTTGAACGTTTTGTTCTGCTTGAGGTAATTTAGCCATTGTGTCACCTCTAAACTCGCCCAATTTGTCTTGCTGCTTCCTAAATGCTCCCACAGTCAATCCTTGCTGTGCAGCACCTTGTCTTTCTTGTTCAGCGTTTAATAACTCGCCACGAGATTTCATTATATCTAATTCGCCTTTGCGTAGGTCTTGTCTACCTTTCTGAATATCAACGCCATATTTAGCTTGTTGGAAGCCTTCAGTTTTAATCTGAGAAGATTGATATTGTTCTTTTAACTCTTGCTCTTTGCCTTTAAGACGAGAAGTAAGACGCTTAAATTCCAAAATACCCTCTTCAGATTTATCGCTAGGCAAAGGTAATTCTTTACCAGTGGCTTCTTTGTATTCAGTATGAAGCTGTTGCCATTTAGCTTGAGTAAAGGCGTATTTAGGAAGTGAAGCGTAAGAATCTAAAACTCTTGCGCCTTGAACGTCAGCGTAATCTTGTTGCTTTCTTATTCCTTCAGCGCGGGCTGGATTGTAAGCAGCTAGTCTTTTTAACGCATCTTGGTCGCCCATTGAAGCTGTGCGAGTCAATACATTCTCTGCTTTAGCTTGAACAAGTTTTTGCTGGTTAATATCCATATCTTGTTGAGCAGCAAGCAGGGCTAACTGATTAGCTTTTGCCTGTTGGCCGAATTGATAGCCTCTGAGGATGCCACCTAGATAATCTGGGACTTGTTGTTGGATTAATTCAGCCATTTAATATCCCATTGAAGATGATCCAGCATTGCTAAACGCTCTGCTATTATATTGACCGCCACCAGTTGATGTAAAGCCAGAAGGTGATTTTGGAGCAGAACCCATACCACTTAATCCAAAACCAAGCAATCCCTGCCCAATTTGAGACATGCCGCCACCAATGATATTTCCCATTTGTGCATCACGGTTAGCCATTGCTTGACCTTGACCTAGAATACCTTGTTGCATAGAGTTGGCAATATTAGATCCAGCTTGCATCTCGTAGTTACCCATTGAGATTGCTGCGTTTTGTCCCATTCCAGCTAATCCTTGAGCATAGCCAACTTGGTTGCCAAATTCTTGTGAGGCTGTTCCTTGCGCGTAATCACTTAATGCTTTCATTGCAGCGCCAGATTTAAGGCCACCTTGAGAGGCTAGAAGATTCTGAACACCAGTTTGTCCTTGAGACATGCGGAATTGATAGCCGGGGGTTGCTTCTAAGCGCGACATAACATCTTGAGGATTGCCAGTGACTAATTGCTGAAGCATGTTTAAACCACTTCTGCCAGCTTCTTCGTATGGTTTTTGGTAGCCAATAGCTTTATTGCTTCTTGCGCGCATTTCTGCAATGTACGCGTCCATTGCATTGGCTTGCGCTCTTGCTGCTTTCTTAGAGGATTTATTTGCAAAATAGCCTTGAGCAACCATCCCACCACCAACCAACGCTGCTCCACCTATTGCTGTTGCTGCGAATGTCATTATTTATCTCCTAATAAATTTTCTTTATTAATCCACGACAAATCGCTTTCATGAACTATCTCTTTTTCTAAATCTTCGACAAGGGTATTTTCGCTTTGGTGAATGGTAGCCCAGATTGTCTCTTCATGAACATAAATTAAGCGCTTAGTGCCTGCTTTTGAAATCCATGTTGCAGGGGCTTTTATGCGAGTAACGCCCTCATCGGTCATAATTGTTACATCGCCTTTAGATAGGATGCTAGTATGGTCGAAATTATGAACTTTGCCAGTAAGGACTAAGTCTTTAGGTAAGGTTATCTGCCTAACATATGTTTTGTTGCAGATAAAATGCTCTAGGGGCAATTCTTTTGCTGTTTGCTCAGTGCCTTCAAAGTAATTCTTTAAATAATACTCGGTTAGCTCTATCTTTTCCATATTGGATAGAGTGGCGAGGTCTTTATCGTATTTTTCTGCTACTGCTGGCAGGTTAAAGCAATCCATCTTCTTTTGAGAGTTTAGTTTTTATATCTCAGCTTAACTACATTTACTCAAAAGAAGCTGTATTATTTTTTAGATCTTCGTTTTTATTGTTGCAAGCGTTATTTCTTTTTTCCGCCTTTTTTAGTTCCGCATTTTTTCATATGTTTAGCAATTGTTTAATTAAAACTAACAGTCCCATTTTTTCAATGCCAAACCTTTTCTTGTTGGTTTACCATCTTTACTAGTCGGCCCTTTAACTCCAGACATTCTAGCGCAAAAAGATTTTCTTCTAGCGGCAGCCTTAGGGCTTTTTTCAGCCTGTTTTTTACTTACAGCAGGCTTAAGATTGCTCCCTGTAGCTGCGTTATATTTAGCTCTTCCTTTGGCAGTGAGGCCTCCACTCTTGGATTTCTCGCCACGACCAACGCTAAGGCTAACTGATTTCTTTTTCATATTTAATCGTAATCAGGTGCTGGCACGTTAATAAAAGTGTCTGTTGTTTCCGGTCTTGCATCTGGTATTGGTTGGGCTGGAGGATAAACAATCGGCGTGTCCTGCGGTTGTCTTCTCCTCCAGACCTTACTCCAAACTAATTTGCCATTCCATTCATAGCGACATTCTGAGCGCCATTTCTTGAAGCCTGTCCTGTCGCATATTACTCGGTAGTCCATATTAGTTCACTTGGATTAATAATTCAGCACCAGAAGAGTAAGAATTGATTTTAACTCTCATTGCTTGAGGAATTGCGATGTAATTACTGTTTTTTGAAGCAGTTGCTCCAACCACAGCAGAATCATCACTATCTAACCAATTAAAGGTTCTGTCGGTCAAACTTTGGACATTGTCATTAGTTTGTTGGACAGTATAATTGATAGTTCCAGTCACAATAAAAGTCAAGCCAACTTGTCGCTCATTTCTGTCTGAATTAGTCCTAGCAATAGGAATAATCGGGGAAACGGCTTCATCAACTGGGCCAGCTTTCGTATTGGTTCCAACAGCTCCGCCAGCAGAAATACTCTGAATTGAATAAAAGTAATTCGTTGTTTCTACTGTGTTGTTGTTAGGGCCAACTAATGCTTCAGAAATAGCAATTGTTTTGTTTTTGTCTAAATAACCAGAAACAGTAAAAGTCACTCCTGAGATATTGCCAGTTGAAGCAAAGCCAATTTGTTTAGCAAATAGATCTGGCGTGACCCATTCGCCACCAGAAACTCCAGCTCCGTTAAGAGTGAAGTTTCCCGCGCCGCCTAGTGTTTGATTTTGGAAAACTCCATCATCATCAACGTCAGCCAAATCCATGTCGATTTCTATTCTACGCATGATTGCTCCTGATTTATCTTTCTTTAGCTACAAAGATGTAATCAACAGACAAAGTTTTAGCTACCGCTTCGCCGTTTTGAATACCAAAAGAGATAGTCAATTCTTCATCATCAGGAAGATTGGTGGTTGCTAATTTGCCTAAAACAGTTGGATTCAAGCTATTAGTTGAAGCAGCATAAACCACTTCATCAACGCCATTGTAGTAAAAGCCAACAGTAATGTAGGTTGCAGCAACAACAGTAGCAATCGCAGTCGCAGTTGATGCTGTTGAATCTTTAACAACAACAAAATCTAAGTTAGCATCGCCATCGTCTTTTCTGAAGTAAACGCCATCAGTTACAGCCAAAGGAGTTGTGTCAGTGATTTGAAGACCAATAACAAAATCAGATTGAGTTGCATCAGAAACAGCAAATCTTGCTTTAAAGAATAACTTTTTACCAGCTTGGAACTTAAATGATTCACCAACTTTTTGCAAAGCGTTTAAATCATCATCAGCTGCTGAGTTAGTAAGCAAAAGAACGCCACCATCAACATTAGTTAATGCTTGAGTAGCACCAGCTTGAGTTTCGGTTACAGTCCAATCTGCTGCTGCGTAAGCGTCAAAATCGTTAAAATAGGTGTGCATTTGGGTTGGATCTAATTGGATCATTTGTCCCAAAATGTTTTGAGCGGTAATGTTATTAACGCCTTTAGTGAAATTAGTAGATGTCATAATATTTAAAATTTAGTTGTGGGGGGAATCTCACCCCCCTTTACCCATTAGGACAACAGTTGATAACTAAACTCCTTCAGAAGCGAAGTAGCCGCGTGGATCAGTAACACCAATTGAGTAAGAAGTCATAATTTTGTATTTATGATCTCCAGATTCAAAAGCACCATCGTTGCTAAATTCACCTTGAACAGCGGTGATCATTTTAGCACCTTCTGGAGCGTCAGTTTTGATGAAATAAGCATCATTTGACTCAAGGTGTGGGTTAACCACGATTCCTTGTGAAAATAGACCCATATTTTTCAAAGCGTTAATATCGTTATTAGCGGTATTAACACGAAGTTGAGACTCAAGAATACGAGTAGCTTCAAACATCAAAGCAGAAGGAACTTGAAGAAGAACTGGTTTAATTCTAGCTTTAATTCCTCTGTCGTTGTTAGTTTCTTTGATTTGAACACACAATTCTTCCAAAGCTTCTTCACAAAGATCTTGCGGAGTTGCAAGAGTGTTTGAAAAGTTGCCAGCGCGAGAAGGGTGGTCAGTTGCAAAGAACTTTTTACCATCGCCAAAAGTGTAGTTAGTATTAAAGCCGTTGTTGAAAAGGTCAGCAACATCCACTTCTTTAGTCTCACGAAGAGATGCAGAAAGGAATTCGTTACCTTTAGAAACCACGTTAAGATACTTACCAAACTTGCGAGCTTCCCAAGAAACTTGATAACCCAAAGCACGAGTTCTTTGTTGGTATCTAGTCACATAGCCTTGAGTCATTGAATCGTAATCAACGCCCGCGCCTTCGTTTTTAGCGGTTAGTAAGCCGAATGGGCTAACTAACACATCTTCATCGAACTGCTCGTCGGTAGTTTCCATTTTAAGGAGTTTAGCGGCAAGAAGATCGTCTTCGGTATAAGAACCCCAGAAAGTTTTTACTCCTGGTTTTAGTGCTTTAGGGATAGTACCTGTTACAATTACAGACATGATTTATTTATTTTAAGTTAATAAGTTAGATTCCAGCAACGATATTTGCTTCTGTGTGGTTATTGATTTTAACGCGCCATTTAGCGTGTTGACCAATAGCATTTTCAGGAGCATCCAGCAATCTTAAGATTTTAAGTTGGTAAGTTGCGTCAGTAGCAGGAGTTGAAGTGTCCAATTCTACACCAGACAAGCCAGTGACAGTTGAGCCAGATTCAGCGAATACTAAGTTTGCGTTCAAGCCAACAGAAGTAACAGCCAAAGCAGTGCCAGCAGTTTCTTCTTGAATTTCGAATTCTTGAAGTGGGCTGTCAGCAACGATAGCAACTCTTTCAGTAGAGGCTGGATTGTAAGCTACGTTTAGGTTGGTTGGGATAGCCAAAAAGCCAATAATAACACCAGTGATTTTATTAGCATCACCAGCAGTTGCTTTATTGATTTCTGGTAAAGAACCAGCCGCGAAAGGTCTTCCATCGCCTAAAACAGCAGCGGTGTTAGAAGTTCCAGTCTTGATTACAGGATCGCCAATAAACAATGCAGTTGCATAGCTTGAAGGGACGTAGTAGTAGTTTTTAGGAATCTCGTTGAACGGAGAGTTCTTAATTGGTCTAAGACCAGAAGGGATATTAGCGTTTGCCATATTTTTTAATTTTGTTTAGTTACGAATTTTGTTGTGTCTTGCCCAATGTAGGTTGAAGACTTGAACCCCAAGCTCGCGCCTTTCATCTTATCTAGATGTTCTTGACGATTTGCTTCAGATTTAATTTTTTTATCTCTCTCAATTTTTGCGTTCATTTCCTCAGAAATTTCCATGGCGTACCTCATGAAGGTTTCGCCCTGTTTATTCGTACCACCGCGTATTGGAGCAATTTCAATGCCGTTTTCATCGGTAGCTGGTCGGTAGCCAAGATCGATCAAATCTTGGATTCTGCCGGGTATATTAGACGAAACCCATCTGCGTAAAAAACCTGCTTTTTGAGGCAAGTCAGATAGCGCACCGGCTCTTTTTAGGGAGGTGCGGGGGCTGCTAATAAATTCTCTTCCATCAGGCATTTTGACAACCTCATGGTCTCTAGTAGTTGGTCGTGATTCTCTTGAATCTTGGATTTCCAATCTTTCTTGAGAGTGTGATTTTTGTATTCTAGCTGATTCTTTAGTCATATGATTACCTCAGTTTAATTAAAATATTCTTTGATTGCCTCTTGTTGCATTCTAGCAACTTGGTCTTTTGAGAAGTTATGTCTTTTAGCCATAAAATCACAATTCTTACGAACATCGGCAGGAAGGTCGCTGTAAGAGTGTTGCGCTTTTCCAGTCTTGATTCCTCTTTGACCAGATTCGATTCTAGGAGCTTTTGAAATTCCCAGTTTGTCGCTAAAGCGTTTCTCTACTTCTTCAGTGACCATTTCTAACCTTTCTTGAAGAGGGATTCTTTCGGATAAATCCCCGAAATATGCCGCCGCTACTGCTTGCAATACTTTGTCTTGATGAAACCAAGTGTTGTCAGCAGTCCAATTATCAAAAAGCGCTTTTTCATCGCGATTGATTTGATTTTTTGGTTGCTCGACTTCAGGCTCATCAAAAACAACTTTTGACTTAGCTAAGTCATCACGCTGTTGACGAATAGCTCTAACCTTAGCAACGTCACCTTCAAGAATAGCGTTTTCTTCTGCTTCGTCTAAAGAAGCGTAAGATTTTGTGAACTGGCTCTCTTGGGCAATCTTTTGAACATTTAACAGAACTTGCATTTGTTTGCCCAGTTCAGCTACTTGTGTTTCAAGGACTGTTTTTTCTTTAGCTAGTTTTCTGTTTCTCTCATTTAAGATTGGAGTTTCCTTTTCCTGCATAGCCAAAAAGTCTTCGGCTGATTTATGCGGTTTCGGAGTACCATCCTTATATTTTCCTTTGAAGAATCTGCCAGTTCTCCAGCCTCTGTCCCAAGCTTCCTTTTCAGTTTCAGAAAGAGACTGATAAAATGCTCTTTCCTCAGCTTTCGGATCAAATCTTGGGGCTTCTTCAGCTTCTTCCTCTTCCATCTCTTCAAAGATTGGATTAGGAGCGATTTCTTTCTCAGGAGCTTCGTCTTCGATTTGGACTCCAATGTCTAAATCAATTTCTTCAGAGCGGTCGATTACTGGCATATTTCCTCACGTTTAATTGCTAGAATATCTCTATCTAAAATGATGCGGTATTCTTTGCCGTCATCAGTTTGTTTTTTGTTCAAAATGTATCCCGCGTATGTTGGGATTACTATTTTGTCTCCAACCTTAGGCTGGTCTTTCCAAGTGCTAGAATCAAAAGCTTTTGCTCCACAAGAAATTATGGTTGCAATTGTTTTAGCACCCTGCATTTCTTCTTTCGCTTTATCGGGAATAATAATCCCGTTTTTTGTGGTTTCTTCTACTTCTTCAGGCAAAATGATTATTCTGTATTCAACGGCGTTAAAACCAGAAGTGTTTAAATTACTCACTCACACCTCCGAAAAATAACTTTAGTAAGCTCTCTAACTCTTCGTCTGTTTTTGCGTCAAAGTAATTAGAAACTTGTTCTATTGCTTCACAGCCTCCAAGACTACTTAGGATGATGTCTTTATTAAACTGGTGGTCTCTACCAATGTAATTATGCGACACGTCATTCAGCAATTTAAGTCGAGAATTTGCTAAAATTGTCTTAAACTTCAAAGCGGTTGGATTACCTAACCACTCTCTTAACTCTTGCACTTCTAATTTACTCATTTAGTTCACTCAGGTTATTAATAAAATATCAGCGGCCTATTCCTCCAATTCGATTTCAGTTGAAGGGATTTTGACTTGCTGATTCTCTAGCTTTGCTAGCTCTACTGCCGCTCTAAATCTTCTGTCTTGTTTGCGGTCTTGCATCTCACTCTTTCTTGATTCTGCGTCAATTATATTGTCGAGAACGTCTAGTTTCTCTCTACTCTCTGCCATCTCAGTATCTTTCACTAATTTGCCAGCTTGTGCGTAGTTGACTAAAACTTTCGAATCAGTTTCTGCTGATTGTCTTTGCAACTTCATTTGCTCTAGTTCTAATTTAGCCGCTTCAATTTGAGTCTTAGATTGAATCTCCATGCGTCTGGTTTCTTCTTGAAGAGTTGCCATTTGCACAGCAGGATCTGGTTGTGGTTGTGGTTGAATTATGAACTTGTCGAAGTTTTCAATGCCGGCAGTTTCAAATACTGTTCTGTGTAGTAAGTTTTGTTCAACGTAAGGCGAGTTGATAAAGCCCATCAAGAATTGAGCCTTGGCAAACTTTTGCATTGAGACGACATTTTCAGGGTTTGCGACTGGAACGATGTCATATCCTTTCATGCTAAAATCTTCTTTAACATTCGGCACTTCGTTTAGCTTCATGTCTAAAATCTCAGCGTACTTTCTTTGATTTAGATATTCAGAATCTAGCTCGTAGAAAATGTTGATTTCTTTTCTAAGTGAGTTGTAGATCCGCATGAACACAGCTTTAAACTGCTTCTGTCCTTGTTCAGCCATTCCCATGTAAGTCGTGGCTGCGATATTCCCTGCGTTCTCACCAGTTAGAACGTCTCTTAAGCTTCCAAGCTCTTTCCCAGCGTTAACCAAGAACTGCATCAAAACAAACAAAGTCTGAGAAGGTTCTGGAACAGGCAGAGGAACAATTGCATCGCGGATATTTCCACCAAACGAGTCACACATCTTCCATTCAGCAGGGCGGAAAGGCTTCATGCCGCCAGAAATGTTTAATGCTTTAGAGATAAACCCGCCACCAGTGTTTTGTAGTGTGCCAGCATCAGTTAATTGATTGATTGAGCTGTTGATTGCTGAGTTGATGTTAAAAAGTAAGTGACCTAAGCCTACACCATAGAACGAACCATCAGGTGAAGGAATGAAGATGTAGCGCACGAAGAAGTTGATTGCTTCGATGCATTGGATCTGTCCTTTCTTGTTTCTCTTAACACCTTTTTCTTTAAATCTTTTAACCAGTTTAACTAGTTTATTTGTAGCTTTGTGAACAACTGCAATATAAGGCTCTGCATAGCCATCACCGTCTAAGTCAATCCAAGTGTGTTGCTCCAAGAAGAAGACCAATCCAGCAGATGCTTCGTCACCAGTGCTTTTCTCATCATTCTTGTCTAAAGCATTGTCGAAAGAAGCTGAGTCTTGAGCGTTAGGGTCAAAATCGAAATCAATGTAATCACCTGCGCGAATACAAGAGACAACGTCTTGCGGGTATTTCTCAATGATATGGGTGACAGGCGCTGCAAAAGAAGGCGAAAAATCATTCATGATTAGCTTATCAGGATAAATCAAATCAGAACAAAGCTTTTGATCTTCAGAGGAGTAATAATCTTTTTTAAACATCGTTCCTAGCGCACTTAATGCACCAAACAACGCGTCCATGTCTTCTTCGAAGTTTTCGATCTCTTCATTTAGCTGATAGTTAAGAACTGTCGCAACTCTTTGGCCTCTCTTAAGTTTCGCCCCTACGTTTTGAATAGCTAATAAGCCAGTCTCATCAAGAGCAGCAATCGAACCGTCTTCATTACGCATCTCGTTGCCTTCGATGTCCTTCATCACTTCGCCATCATCGTTGCCAATTACCTTAGCTTTAACAATGTTGCCGTCTTTGAAGATTTCAGGATAACATTTAGCGGAGAACTCAACGCAAGCAGTGGCGATAAGTGGAAAGATTACGTTAGAAGCGCCATCGAAAGGAAAGGATCTCTTCTCAGATTGTGAGAGAACGTATTTAATGATTTCTTGAAGTTGTTTCTGCTTCTCAGTGCGAGATTGTAAATCAGTTGTGAATCTAGTGTTGACTTGAGTAGCAACAGACGCGCGCATTTCTTCAGACAAAACCTCAGCAAGGTTGTCTGTGCTTAGAATGGTGCTGAAGTCTAAATATTGGGCAGAGTCTTGAGTAAGCAGCATTATTCGCGCGTTATTTTTCTGATTCATTTACTCAAGGTTGGTTGATTGTTAGATTACTGTTTTTTAATTGCAAGCGTTTTATTTCTTACAGATATTCTATTTTAGAAAAACCTAAGCTGTCTTTCTTCTTCCGTGTTAAATGTTCTCATCTTGCCGAACGTGTTGGCGCAAAATACTTCATAAGAATGCTTACAAATCATTTAACCCCTTAGAAATTATCCTGTTTATATCCTTGTTAGGAATGTTTAACTTTTGCAAATTAGTCATGATAATCTTGTTTAAGATTTCCTTCTGTTCGCTGTCGAGATCAACTTCATAGTTGAACTCTTGGCAAGTAGTGTAGCTGGTTTTCCTGTCTCCAATTCTAAACGTAACTCTAACTTTGCCCGAATCGTCTATTGCATATTTCATTTAATACCCCCCGATTGTAGCATTTTATCTTTTCCTTGCTTAACAGCAATTTTCTTTAAAAATTTATTTTCTTTGCTCAAGTTATTATTCTTTTTATTTAACAAGCCAATCTCATAACGTAAATTATGAACCTTTTGCTCTAATTCGGAAATTTTAGAGAAACTATTTTCAACAATAATTTTCAATTGATCCTTATCCTCTACGGAAGATTGCTCTTTCTTTAAGAGATATTTTTCAAGATTGATTTTTTTCATTAGAACTACTTTACGTACAAATAATTGAATTACATGGATAAGGCACTTCCCAGCTCTTAGCCTGTCTGAGCATCTCAAGCACTTCTTCAGCGTTCTCGATTAGAATCTCTTTCTGAGTCTTTGGCTTCTTTTTGTCTTTCATTTAATACCCCGCTTGTTTTAGAAGAATTTTATCGATAGTCTTTGGATTGTATAAACCTCTCTTAAAGAGATTTAACCTCCATTGCAAATTGCTTATATGAACTGCGTTTTCAGGATGGTTTTGAAACCGATTATATCTGTTCTCTCTGCAATACCTTATGTTTCTCAGTATTTGGATGTAATCAAATTTAATTAACTCTCCACCAAGATATTCATATTCGCCAGCCCATTGCGTGCCATCAGTTCCACCTTGCTTTCTGTCTCTTAAATAAGTCCAAGAGTTGTGCAATACTAAAAAACGCCAGAAAGTTTTTGTTCTCTTGTGAAGGGGGATAGTATCGTAAATTACAGCCCCTGAAACTGGCTTCTCGTGTAGCTCTCTCATTTTCTCAAAAATTAAATTAGTATCCAGTGATCGAATTGCGATTGCTCGCGTTTAAGAACTCTTCGTAAGCATACTCGTCAACGTAATTGTCTTGGTTCGTTAGGTTAGTCTCTAACTTATGAACCGAAGCAGCAAACGTTTGGAAAGCATCAGCGCCGTTGGAGTTAATATCGTGCAGAGGCTGGTCAGAGAATGAGCCGAGCTTTTCATTAAATTTCTTTCTGTATTCTCTCAGTCTTCCAATACCAATCTCGCACTTTTTTTGATCGAACCAGCAACGGTTTATAATTGACCGAGCTTGATTGATTGAATCCATTTTGTTCTGCGCTCTTACGATTCTTTCAAACTTAAAGCCGAAGTTTCTGGCAATCTCTAAGCCGTCCTTTCCGTCATAATAACTACGCTTGTTGATGTCATGCGGTGCGAAGTGGTAGCCGTAGTTATAGCCTTTCTCTTTTAGGATCTTGAAGTAGTGCGGCAATGGCTCTTCGCACATCTCGTAATAGTCGACCAGAGTAAAGTCGAAACCTTTCTTCTGATAGAACCAGATGCATGTTGTGTCGTTAATCCCTAAATCCCAAGCTGTATGAATAGGCAAATCAATATCAACTCTCACTCTGCCAATCCTTCCGTCATTCTCCGCTGCGATTAGTTCTTTTGACCAGTAAGCACCAACAATTGCTTTCTGAAATGCTTCTTTAGAGTTGCTTGGAAACTCTTGTTTCATCAACTCGCCTTGCGTCTCTTCTTTTTTGCAATACCATGTTTGTTGTTGTCTCGTTAGCTTTATACCTTCGTCTTCTAATTCTTGAAAATAATCAGCTTGCTTTGTGTTAAATATATAATCAGCGACCATTTGATACTTGCGATCTTTCCACCAACCGAAGAAGTGAAATTTCCAGTCCAGCACTGTCAACTCTTCTTTCATCCGCATTTTTCTTTCAGCAACATCACACAAGTTAAAGAAGTGTCCACTTGCGCCTTGTGCCGTTGATTCAATAACTATTTGCTGTCCTTGGTGTACTGTGTTTAATGATCCGCTCATTATCTCTTCAGCCTTATCTGGTGACTTCCTGCATATCTTACCAAATTCTGTAATATGAAGTCTTTGAACTGTACCCGACCGCGCGCTTGTAGTTACTGAATAGCTCGAACCATTGCTAAATCTCATTATCTCAGTACTATCAGTTAGTAGCTTGCGATGTTCTTTTAATTCAGGCGGCAAACGATCATAAGCATATCTTACTTTGTCTCTTAATAACTTCTTTGCGTCTTCTAAATCATCACCGATCAATACTGCTGTGATGTTTGAGTTGAATAAGCAATCATCAAGATAATTAATGCAGTAAAAAGTTGTGATACCTAATTGACGAGCTTTGAGTACAATGTTAAGCGGATGAGTTTCTTGCGTCAGTTCTTGCTGGGCTTCATTACAGATAAATTTAAACTCTTTTCCATTTTCATCTTTACAGAAATACAAGTTCGACATTCGCCAGCTCTTATTACTCAAGAGTTCCGTCAATTTTCTTTTTTTTTCTTGATCTAATTTTTGATCCATTTTTCTTCAAGATGTTTCACTAGTTCGCCGCTTTCCAAAATAAAATAAATAACATAGTCAAGATCTACATCAATAATTTCACCGGCAATATTTACTTGAACATAATCAAATGCGGTGTGCATCGATGTTTTTGGCGGATTTTCAACATATTTTACAAGCTCTGCAAAGAAGATTTTGCCTTGTTTTTTAACTAGAAGCTTTTGACCTTTTTTAATCATATTTCCTCAAATTAATTAGTTTTGTAGTGCTAGTTGAAAATTCTTTTTTTGTTATCTTTTCCATTTCAATCATTTCTTCGTACTGTGCTGCACTCAATGTTGAACCGCATGATATACTGTTAAGCAATCTGATCGCTTCTTTTCTTTCTTCTTTTGTTATCTTTTTCATTTCATTTTCTCAGTTTGTTAAAACTATTTATTGTTATCAATTTCGCTTAACACTTCACCAAGCCAAGAGCTAGTTGAACTTGTGTCTTTTACTTCTGCTTGAACTTTTCTTGAATCTCCGAACTTATTTGGATTTTTCTTTGCAGCTAACCAGCGGTAGTGGTGAGCTAGTTCTCTCTGTCTTGTGACGCTTGCTTGCGTGTCGTCAGCTTGTATTTGCAACAAAGATAGTTCAGCTTTTCTTGAGATTGTTTCTGCGCTTTCTCTTTGTGCTTCTCGTGCGCGTGCGGAATACTCACTGTTTGTGATAAAATCAACAACATATTTCGCATGAACGCAAAACTTTTCTTGAATCTCTTCATAGCTCTTCGCTTGCCTAATCATCTCAATCACATCCTCTGCATTCTCTAGCAGAATCTCTCTTTGTGTTTTCTTTCCCTCTTTCTTCATTCTGAAAAATCTTTAATTAAATTCGGATTGATTCTCTCTTTAGTAAAGTCACTCTTTTGAGAATCATTTAACTTACTCTTTTTGTAATTCTTTAAAAAGCTCTTCAACTGAATCGCTTTTGCTGGCCTTACCCTCTTCGTATTCTGCGAAAGATTCTAGAGTTTCTTTGCTTGGTTCTCTAATTAATCCATTTTCCACAATCAAGCGGTCTGTAATTTCTTTTCTTTCTTCTTTAGTAAACGGCCTCATAGCAACCCAATTTAACAATCCTATTGCTGGAAAAGCTCCGGAAAATTTAACTTTGCCCGAATCGTAATCAATATTCATATGTCTCATCAAGTTCCCACTTTTAGAAAAGAACAATTCCCCTTCTTTCATTTCCCCTCATTCATTAAATTACTAACCCCCACACAATAAACGCACAATTTTATTCTTCAAGCCCTTTCTCTCTACTCTCTAAAGTATTTACGCCGTGTTTACTTAGTACATACATTTTCAGTAGTTAAGTAATCCTTAATAACTGAATTTACCACAAATCTTTTTTAATTTATTTTTCCCTTTCCCTCTCAAATTATCCCGCGCACCCTTCTGGTTGTAGCTTTCTAATTACTTTAAAATTCTTTTAAATAATTGCTTTACAATTAAATTCATGGCTCATAAGATGATGTCACACCAAAAAACAAATCAAACAAATAACTGAGGTTTTAAAAATGAAATATCTAGTCACCGCTTCAAACGTAAGAACCGGATTTTTTCAAGAAGAATTTACTTCAAAAGCTAAAGCAAGAAAAAGAATGACTGAAGTTTTGAAATCAGGATTTGACATGGCATCCTTGGATAAAAAGTTGCCAAGCGGATTGGTCGCAGTTCTAAGAAGATTTGCGATAAATTTAAAATAATTTAATAACAAACGAGGGCGAGAAAATGAAAAACGAATTAGCATTTGGCATTAAAGCAGCCTGCAACATCATTTTTGAAAGTGGTTATTCTTACCAAGAAGTTGAGCAAGAAATTATTAAACTTCGTGACAATGGTAAAATTCAAGACGGCTACATTTTGGGAAAAGATTTACCAAAAATTAAATCAATTAATTAATAACAAACGAGGGCAAAAAAATGAAAACTAAAAGACTAGAAATCTTGCAAAACTCTCTTTTAAAAAAAGAAGCGGTATTAAATCAAAAATTCGACAATCATTTTGCAGACGTAAAATGTGGCAATGGTCAGCCAATGAATGACAAAAGAAACGGGCAGGCAACACTTAACCGCTGGGAATCACAAAACGATTCAATCAGAAATCAGCAAAAAGAAATCGAAAAAACCAAAGCAGCGATTGAGTTTGAACAAGGCAAGATTCTTGATTGTGAAAGCGTTCTAAAAGATTTGCCAAAACCTTTTCTTGATGCTTTAGAATCTGGAGAAATTACCCAGTGGAGAAAATTTCCTAATCGCTTTTTTGTGAAAGATGGCGGACGCGGTAGAATTATCTGGGAGAAAAACAAAGTGCTTTGCTCTTATGTTCCAGATGCAGGAACTCCTGAACGTGTGGCTTTCGCTGCTTGTTTCAATAAATTAAAAACTCAAATCAACTAAAACATGAATAAATTTATGATAAAACTGACGGATGAGTTTCGGTCAGAAAGGGAGAAATAACATGTCACCAGCCGAAATATTCGACTTACTAACATCAAACGAATCACCCGACTTTAAACTAGCCATGAAATCTTTTCTTATCGCTTGCCTTGGTGCAGTGCTTATGATTGTTTTCTTTGGGGTGTGTCAGTGGTACGGATTAAATTATTTAACTTTTTAAAGGAAAACATGAAACAACAACTAATAAACGAAATCACAAAATACGCTCAAGGCATGAATTGCCAAGCAGATGTTTTTGAATGGATTGAAAAACACTTAACAGCTCACCTTGCAAAAAATAATTCTGAGCAAGGCGAAATTGAGCATATCATCGACTACTTAGCCTCGGATAAAAGACCGAAGCGCTTGAGTAAAATGTCTTATGAGCAAGCTAAAGTAAATGGTGATAAATGGCTCAAAGCATTGGCAAAAAAAGGTAAAGATATTAAAGAAGTTGAGGGTGATGTTGAGGTAATTAAAGATTT